TTAGTGGACCCAATCCAACAATCCCATCTATCAGAAGGCTTAAACATGGAATCTAACGAAAATACTCCCAAGGGAGTATTCACTACCCTGGGCATAGCTTCAAGAGCCCCAAACGGAAAAATAGATAGCTCTGGATTAGCGGTTGACTCTAATTCGTTTCGCATTTCTTCTAGTGTTTCTTTGGCTTCCTGGTCTGCCGCTAGTTCCCCCGCTAAATACTCATCCATGAGAGCATTCCAACTTTTCCAGCAAATCTTTTTTCGTTTTGTAAGTAGATCGGATTCATCGAACATCTTAGTCTCCCGATTAAAGGTTTACCATTTTGTCAGGCGGCACGACCACTTCTTCACTATCTTTATGATTTAATATTGAATATTGTTGCATCATGCTTTCTATTGCCGCGAAGTCCGTTTCTGCATTATTTAATACACACTGACTCTTGATTTCTTCAAATATTTTAATTGCCAAATCATCAAGAAGTAATTTATAAAGTATGGAAGCAACTCCAATCAAACCCTCTTCTGTCGGCTCCCAATCACAATTATACGATATACTTCCCGCATTGTCAACAGAAATTACTAATTTAGAAGCAATTTCCTTAGAATCGTTGAGAGAGAGATCTTGGTTGTTCGATGATTGCTCGTTCATAAAAATCCTCTAATCCAACAGGCACGACTAAATGACCTTTTTTGAGGGCACTGCTCCCTTCTGGAACAAGAACTCTATAAAGGGCTTCACTTTCTATCGAACCGTGCTCATGTCGTAAATCTGATAATATTGGAGAAGCCCACGCACAGTCTAAACTTGAAAACGTACTATATAATTGTTGTAGGGTTTCTTCTATGGTTTTCGTAGAGACGTAGATACTAGGTAGATTTCCTTCTTCATCTACTATTATTTTTAGGTACTCGGATGATAATGGATGAAATCTAGAATCGGCTTCCATTATTAAGACAGTTAGCTTAAGTTTCATTTTCCTCTAGTCCTTCCGCTTTTTGTGTCTGCTGTTGCAATTTGAACAGGGTCTCCAGTTGCATCAAGGTACATGTGTACTTTTGTATTGCTTCGGAGAACCTATCCAAAGAGCCATTCACAGCAGGTTGGTCAAGGCACGAATTTAATTCAAAGGTCGCCTCATTCAGAGTTGACCTTAACTTGCTTTGAGCCGCACTAATAATATCCATCCTTTTCTCCTATTTCTCAAGTGTTTCGGGGTTAGTTGCCGAAACGATTTCTTAACCGCCGAGTGTGACTTGCCACCATCCCTGTTTCAGCCCCACATAGTATACAACAGCAATGATGCCGCCAACCAAGGCGATTTTTCTAAATAGTTTATGCTCTTTAATGAATGAAATAATGGGTCGATCTGACATGTTATGTCTCCCTTGTTAAAGTAAAAAAAGTTACATCTTGAAAGAGTCCATTCTTTTACCAAAAAGACCAAGCTAATCCACTAAAGGTTTCGCTTAATTGATCTTTTTCTTCCTTCGTTACATTGTGATTTTCTAGGCCCAGCGTTAACTGCATTAAATTTGATAGTGCAGAGGCGTATCCATCGTATTTTCCACGTAAAGTATCCCCGAAAAAAGTTTTTCCTGCATACGTATAGATATCATTAATTTGCTGTACATCAGCAGAATAGCTATTTACCCTCTCTGAAAAAACCTTGTTAAATACACATAAGTTAATTCTATCTTCCTTATCGACAACTAACCCCGAAATACTTGAGACTTTTTCTAAAATTTTGCTATCGGGCTTTACTATATCTATCACTGGATTGTTGTCTGGCTTGGGCGTGGAATCAGGAATCCATTCCTGAATCACTGGCCAAAACAATCCAACAAATATAATAATTAGCCCCAGACTAGTTCTACCGGACATAATTATTCCTCATTTAAAGTTAGATATTAGTCTGTGTTTTCATTAATCTGCGAAACAGATTTAGGTTTTATCCTTACTTTTCCAAGCAAAGGAAAAACTTCTTCCAGTTTCGTTACAGCCTCGTCGAGACCTAGATCTGCACACTCCCTACAGAAAGTCTCCCACTGAGAAACCAAACTTGTTAAACGGTTCTCAGGAGGTGACTTTTTTGAAACCCAGGCTTTCTTGAGCTTTTCGCTAGCGGTTTTCAGAAACGGAATGATGGCCGGAAAAAGTATTAGGAGGCCCACCACGAGCAAAATTAGCTGAATAGGTTGTAAATTAGTAAGAAATGTTAACATTGTTTGCTCCCCTGTTACGATGTGGCTCTGACGCTATCACCGATAACCCAGGCGACTACAACAGTGGCTAAAGCCAGCAGTTGCTCTTCGTTAAGCTCTACGCCAAACTGGTCGTGGGCAACTACTGCGACAAGACCGACAGCCGAAACCCAAAAACGACGCGAAGTAAGTAATGATTTCCATTTATCCATAATTAGTCTCCCAAAAAGTAGTAGTAGTAAAAAGAAAAACTGTTTAATTAATTTCTTCTAAATAGGCGACGACGCTTCTTTGTTGTTCCCGTTGTGGGGGGAGATTCTTTCTCGCCATGATAAGGGCATGGTGTAATATGCCCGTCTCCTTGAATTATCTTTCCCGTTCCTTTACATACACACTTTTCGGGATCGGGGTGCGGAATCAAAGGCGTATCATCGGGAATCGGTGTGGAACCTAAAATCTTCGTTTCTGCTTCTACAAACGATTGTTTTGCAGTATTTATCTTACCTTGCAGCTCATCGTTTGTCAAGTTGGTTTTTGAATTTTGTGGAGGAATTTGGAGAAAAATAAAAGTCGCCATCACAGCAACGCCTATCATTGCTCTTTGTCGTGTATTCATCAAAACACCTCGTCTAGGGTCCAATTAACTTTTCTGGCCGGAAATCCATGAACATTACTAAACACCCAAGCACCGCCCCCAGAAAGCATTCCACGGGCATCTTTTTCTCTAATCCAAAAACTACCATCTGGTTGATCATGTGCCTTTGGTCCGCTGTTCCACATTCCCCAACTATTTTGTACCAAAAATAATGTTTCGTTTTTTCGTTCCCTCGTATCATCAGCAGCAATCCAACTCATTGCGTGTGACCACCCCTTTCCCCTTGCCGCAATGCCATTACTATCTCTACGGCTCGAAAAACCATATCCAGAACAGACGGAAAGGGCATATCCATTTGCCAATGCGTCTCTAGCCTCTTCTACGGTTCTGACATTAGAAACAGTTTGCACTTGATGTTTTTTCGCTTCTGTGGTATATATATTGTTTGGTATACGATGTTTGGCACCGAGGGTGGAATCATATTCAGATAGATCTACGTCACCATAATTTTTACGAATAAGGATGCCTCCATTCTGATGAACATATCTAGTGGCACCCGAACAAGTCATTCCTTGTCCCCTGTGTCCTCTAGATTGATAAATACCTTCCGTGGCTCCTCTTGCTACAAATTCTTCTCTATCTCCTTTAACGTCTATCTCCACCGATCTAGTAATGTCGATAGCGTTTCGGGTGGAATGAGAAACACAATCTCCAGTAGTTTGTCTTTCTGCGGGACCAAATCCTGCATCAAATTTTAACAAACTCTTAAATGGTAAGCTTAATTTTTCCTCGCCAGAACCATGTAAATCGTATGCCGCAGCACCAAAAACGGGCATTGACAGTTCGCCCATAAGTTTTTTAACATCTTCTTTGTCGCAGATGGCCCCAACAAAACCTTGCCGATAATGATCCAAAGTTTGTCTTGGTGTTTTAAAGTTAGAGTCCATTTAATAACTCCTTCGCTGAGTTTTGCCAAGTAAATTTCTTAGCAGTATCTATTCCGCTTGAATTTAACAAATGATCTCCACAAATTGGTCTCCGGCCAATTCGTCCTCCCACGGCATTAGAACCACAGCTCTTCAGATTATGCACCGTTCTCATGTGTGCAATTAATTGCTCTTTTGAAGACTCTGAAAAACTAGCCCATTCTCCATTCAAACCAGAAAAGAAAACTCCATCTTTGGCTTGCTCTAAACTGTCTATATCTATTAATAAAGTATTGTCGGAATCACAAAATTCCGTATGTGCAGAGTAATTCGTGGCGATTACAGTTTTTCCACAGGCCATCATTTCCAGCAATTCTAAATTCCAGCCTTCCGCTCTAGCTGGAAACACTCCACAATCCGTTTGCTTCATAATATTATACACATCTTTGTGAGTTTGTTGTCTGGGAATCATCCTTATTTTGTTCCCCAAAGGAGCGTTTTTATAGAGATTAACCCATTCTTGATTGTTTTGCCCTATAAACGGATTATCGCACATCATCCATAGTTCTACATTATCTGACTGATTGAAGGCAGTGTTAAAACATTCTAACAAAACATCGTGCCCCTTACGCTTTTCCCATTTTCCACAATTGAAAAATATTGTCTGGGGTCTCATTGATGATGAGGGTTTAAAGATCGTCGTATCAACACCCAACGGAACAACATGTACATTGGATTTGCTAAAATTAGTTTGATTTAAAACAATTTCTTTAGCCCAATTAGAACAAACGAATAAAGCATCACAATGAGCCATGCTTCTTTTTTCGTCGGTATTGAATTCTGTAAGCTCAAAGATGGGGAATCCAATATGTTTATTTTTACCGACGTTAAAATGAAGATCGTGTTGGTGCCAAATTTTTACAGACGGGAACTCTTCTGTAGCCGATTGATTGTTGATACCAGCGGCAACATATTCATCAATGAATTCCGGTTTAGAAATAGGATAAAGGGTAGTGGACGGATTAATCGTATATAAACTTTTAAATATATTATATCCAGCTACCCCATATCCTAAATTATTGATCGGAGTGATTAGATTTATCAATTTTGCCTCCAAATTAAAATAACCCGTTTTTTTTCAAACAGAAAAACGGTGAGTGTAAAAAACTGGTGAACTAATAGATTATATGCGGCATCATCGTGCTATGCACAATATATTGTGTACTATATACTACGCACAACATTTTAATAACGGAGGCATCACAATGATAAGTACGTGTATACAAGCAGACAAACGAAAACACCCTTCTAAAATTATTTCTTTTCTATTTGCTTTTATGTTGCTTGCGATTCATACAACGGATATGATTCTAACCCGTGAAATTATAGGTGACTCATGGAATCGAGAAGCGTTCTTACCAATGAGTTATTGTATCAAATGGTTTGGTATCTATAATGCCTTATGGATCTCGCGTGTCAGTATATATGGCACTCTTTTTCTGTATATGTGTAATTGGCGTAAATGGAAATGGTTCTATTTTTTAATAACCGGAACCTTATTATATTGGACTTCAATGATACACTGGCTCTGGTCATTGGGTTACGTTACATGGCCTCATTAGGATTCAATAAAAACTGGTGTATGTTCTCCCATGTACGCTGAGACTACATTAAATTCCATCCACTCTATAGCTTCCCCGTAGGACATATTTTCTTGCTCCATTAAGACTTCGGCATATTTATCATAGTCATATGCCAAAACAGAAGGACTTCCAGCCTTTCTGCAAATCCCAATAATGGCTTCATCCATATCTTCCATGAATAAAGCAAAGGGATTTTCTTCTATAATAAGCTCTCGATAGGGCAGCGAATCGGGATAGACATCCATTTGTTAACATCCTCTTGTTAGAAGTGCCAGAAGAACACCAATGACCGCCAACGCGAGAACGCTGGTTAATCCTTTTCGAGCCTTGACAAAATCAATCAATTCCCCAAAAGCGAAAAGAAAAAACGCCGTACACTCTACGAAAAAATTCTTCATCATATGCCCCCTATCTGTCTATTAAATTCAACGAATAAGTGATTTGCACTAAATCGTGTCCTTCTTCAAAAGAATCATCTACGACATCCACAGTAACTCTATGAACTCTTTTTCTTTCATAATCAAGTAATACTCCCGCTTTTAGATACAACACCGTGCCCTCAAATTCAAAATCATTTACATCTGGCCCCGAAAGAGTAATAGTATTCTCCCCTTCATCATCGTCGAAAATATGAATATCTCCCATTTTAATTCGGTAGGTTGTATTTGTATTTTCCGGTAAGTAATTTGTTGCATTAGTTATATAAACCAATGTGGGTGGAGCATTTCCGGTTTCCTCGGGTATTCGCATCTCCGGCACATCTGTTTCTTCATCATCATCATTCTCATT